TTGCGCGAATCAAGGCGTGGCATCGGGCATAACAGCGCACTGAGTTATTTCAATAAATTCCGTACAGCATTAAAACAAGCCTGGCGTGAAAAACTCATCAACGATGATCTGCATGCCTTGTCGCCCGGACTAAGAGAAATTGAAGCAGAAGTGGAGTATTTAACGATGGATGAAATACGGAAATTGCTTGAAACGCCCTTAAATGATGATCTGTATAAAAGAGTGGTATTACTTGCAATTTTAACAGGTCTTCGGTTTTGCGATATTAAATATCTTACCTGGAAACAGGTTCGCGGTGAACGGGATAACTACTACCTACAATTCCGTCAGCGCAAAACATACAAACCTCAGCACGTTTACATTTCTAACCAGGCATTTGATTTAATGGGAGAACGTGGCGGTCCTGAAAAAACTGTCTTTCCAAAAGTTAACTATAATTACACCCGGAATATGCTCAAAGCCTGGCCAAGGGAAGCGGGCATAAACAAACACCTGACGTTTAGTTGCCTTCGGCATACCTATCAACCTTACAACTCGATCATGGCACAGATATCTATACTATATCAAAACTATTAGGGCACAGGCACCTTAAAACCACGCAGCGATATACTCGTGTAATGGACAAGGCAAAGAAAGAAGCAGCGAGCCGGATTGTCCTCGACTTTTGATCTGCGCACACCCAGTCATATCACCGCTTAAACACCTGGAGCTGTTAGCAGGGAAACTGTCAAGGGCCGGCGATAGTCGGTTTACTTGCCCTTGACAGTTTTCATGCGTAGCTATCTTTGTAACTGCGGTGCGATGACTAATCAATATTCAGCGGGCGGTAAGGCAGGTGTGTATGAGGAACGAATACACTCCTGCACGTGCGGCGGTAAGGCTGGCGGCGTAATGGAACCCGGAGCGCGTGGTGTAATGTAGCCACCTGCCGCAGTCGCATGGGCTTCGTGGTCTTTACTTAATAATAAGAATAACTATCTTTCTCTCGCAACTATAATTCACTCGCAATCCACTGTAATTTTGTTCGTCAATTGTACTTTAACGGTCGCCTATAAGATCTTTTTCCAATTGATTGCAAACCATAGGTGAGGAGGAAGATGTTTTATCCAGCCAACGTTTAAAAATGTTGCTTTAGTTGCACGAATAGCATTTTACAAATTAAGCAATTTAACCAGTTTGGTATAACTTGATATAGACCAAGCTAATGCATTCCTTCATTTATCAATTTTGGCTCGAAAATGATTATTACAAACGAGGTAATTTTGTCTTATCTATATTGTCCGCACAAGGTGTATCTAAAATTAAGCGGGAATGTCGGTAGATTGTCTGCTATATTGAGTTCATCAAACGGGAGCTTGCCTATTTATCCAGCAAGTTTTTTGATTTCAATACCCTCATGATTTCTGTAAGATCCGCCTCCAGGTTGTTCACGCGTTTATACATATCAGTCGGGTGCCGGAACTTATTATTGATATGGCCCACTGCAAACCAGATCTCAACCACTTCATCAGGGTAGATCTCCTGGTTAGGGTACAGGTTACGGTTGTCCAGGGCATCGGATTTGGCGACGATAAAGCCATATTTCTGGATCCTGTTCAGTAGTCTCTTGATCAGTATTCCCCGGTCCCTGGTTACGATGATGTGCACATGATCTTCTACGATATCCTCGAACTTTTCCACGAAACGCCCTACTACGATTTCTTTGTTTTCGAGTGTTGGGAACATACTGTCGCCGTCTACCTCGAATGCCCGGTGCGTCCCGTTGTTCAGGTAAGGCAAGCTAAAAGATGCAAGTTTCTCCATATACTCCCGGTCTGCGTATCCCTTGGGATACCCAGCGGAGGCCCTGACGGGCACATACAAAATGGTCTCGTTGCCGTCGTTATCTACGCTGATAACCTGGATCGGAGAAATTGGAGGGTGGCTGGCCTGAAGCTGCTTGAAGCTACCGGTACGCCTGACCGTACTGGTCGCAATTCCTGTTTTTTCTTTGTCATCAAGGGGGGCGTTTCCATCCTTTTCATCAAGCAGCATCGCCCCATCGCCCGTGATAAGCCAGGTTAGACTAATGTCTAAGTATGTCCTGCAGATCTTTTCCAGTATGGCGCTTCCGATGCCGCCGTCCCGTTGCTGAGACTTCTTTATATAGCCATTTCCCAACAATAATTGCCTCTCAGCCTTTGAGGGAGAAATCTTTTTGTGGGCTAAAAAAATTAAAAGCCTGTCTATGGGCCTGTTAGGCATAATCTGATAATATTATTAGACTTTTGTCGAATTTTATTTGCAAATAATAGACAATAGTCTAATATTTGTATGTGCAAAGGAACATTATTATGAGCAAAAATAAAAATATTAAATCCACTTATATCAAGAAAAACGGTACCGACTCGTTGCTACACACACGTACAGCGGGTGATACCGACCGGGGGGGCAAAGGATGCGTTGCCGCCGGTGTAAATCATGCGCTGACCTTTACTCACCATCAACCTGTTTAACACACTTGAATATGACACTAAAACTAACCATCCGGCAGGCGGAAGCGTTGCACAACCTTTTCCGGGAGATCGTGAACCAGGATCCTGCCCCTGATATTACAGAAAGCCTAGTAAAAGACCTGCTGAAGTCGGTCTTCAGAAAACTGGAGGCGAAACTGGCAGCGAGGCTTAAAGGGGATGGCTATAGTATATTGCTGACTGATATGGAGGCCAAAGCATACTATCTTTATTTTAGCCAGCGTTACCTCGGGGAGGGGTGGAGATACGAACAGGCATTCATCAATGACCAGCTGAACCTTTTAAATAAGCTTTACGCATGAGCAAGGTACACGGGACAGGCAACGCCACGCAAAGACAGCGGTTACAGCGGCTGCCGGTTGAGGACTGCAAACCTTTTAAATATGCGCTGCGTCAGCAGGGATAACACCATATAACAATCCTACTGTAACTTTTAAAAGGATCAGCTTTTGAATGACCCGGGCCGGACATTATTGTTGATAATTTCGTTTTACTTTTATTTTATATCTAAACCAACTATGGCACTCGGTAAACAATTGATTTCCAATATACTCTCGGAACCATTAAAAAAAGAAGGCGTTAAGCACGTAAAAGGCATTTTTAAAGCGCGCCGCGATCATGATATTGTATGCCGCCTGTATTTTCATTACAAGATCAAAGGCCTGCAATATGAGCGCGCGGTTGAAAAACTGAATACTGAATTTTACTTGGGTGAAACAACAATTTCCCAGATCATTATGCAGGAGCGTGATGTGCTCGAAAAGCTTAAATCGGAGGAAGCGGACAGCAAATACCTTCAGAAGCTCCTACCTCACTTCAACTGGTCATAAACGTTATACCTGGCGGAGATCCTCATGACAAGGCCGCAATTGCCGCGGGCCGAATTCAAATTGAAACGGACAGAAACAAGAACCTGACATATGGATATACAACAATACCACGAGGCTTTGGAGTTTATAAATTATTCCGTCGTGGAAGCGCTGGGCTTCAAACCGGCCGGCGCCTCCTCTTTTCTTATAGGAATTTCGGAAATATACCGGCTCGGAAATATAAGCATAGCGTTTACCGCCGGTGATGAGATCTTTGTAACCGTAAGCGATGAGGTGAGAGATATCAGACGGACCACCGAACTGTTAGCCCTCTTAAACAAAAAAGCCGCTGGGTAAAGCGGCTTTTTTGTTTTAAGATAATTGCAATGACAGTACCATATCGGGACGCTGACCCGTGTGTCCGACCTGCATGGCGGTGTCGTCGACGAAGCCAAAGCCGAAACGCAGCGCTCGGACCCGGATATCAGTCCGCTTTCTGCGTTTGTTCTTGGCACGGACCCTGCTCATGGGATTAAAATACTGCTGGTCGCACCAGCCGTGCAGGGCCTGATTGATCTTGTGTTCAAGATTGAAATAATCAGCTGCAGTAGATCCGCTGTCCGGCCCCGGCCCCGGTGCCGCCATGGCCAGTAATAATTCAAGTATGGCGTCCCCCTGCTGGATGGATTTCTTGTTGTCCGTATAGTTAATATCGATCCGTCCAAGCAATACGCAGGGAAATAGAACCGGACTCGCATTTTCTTCGCCCCATTCCAGCTGCCCGATATCCATACCGATAAATTGTAAATCAGGGATCGTGGCAAGCCGCTCCTGTACGCTCGAAAATACATTGGCCAGGATGGCATCTGTTTGTGATGTGCTCATTTATTTATTTTTTTGTTAATATACTGTTAGCCAGTAACCCATAACGCTGGAAAAAAATCCTTAGCAGTATTTTATCGGTAATGCCGGGCTCTTGGTATTCAAAGATGTCTGTTTTACCGCTTTCCCGCCAATCGCATATTCTGATGATTAATGCGCTGTGCATCATTGGCTGAAACGATAGCTATCATCCTGAAAAAAGGCAGACAATGGGGAGCTGTCTGTAGGTGCTGTCTGCATCTGTATACTGTGTAATATCTGCAGCAACCGAAAAAGCGTCCTGCGCAGTTCTGCAAAAAACAAAGCGGCGAAATAGTTACAAGTGCATTCATTCCGACGCGCCCGGCGGCAGGCCCGCGTTTTCACCGTCAGTTTCGGCCGGTCTTATTAACAGTTTTAATACGCTATAAAATAAGCAGCGGAGCCCTGCTGTTCCCAGGCACTTTGATTATCGGTTATTCCGACAAATGCAGCTTCCGGACAAATGCTATACCTGCATAATCCCGGTAGGGGTGCTGGAATCCGGGTTGTCTCATTATTAACCGGATGCCGGAGGGGCGCCTCCCTGATATTGAAATCTGCGAGTTTTGATTGCTAAAAATATTAGTAATTGCTTCATTTTGAGCATGGTGCTTTTTCTATTGAAATGAATAAAAAAACGAATGATTAACGCAACTTTTATCATTGCCAAAAACGCTGTCAATCAATCATAAACACGGTTTTTTATCTCCGAAATAGCGCCGTACGTTTGTCATGAAGCCGCTTGGAAAAGTAGCGGAAAAAAGAAAAATGACAACCTGTAGCGACGGCTTGGGAATCCCGGAAACAGGGAAAAGCACCAGCTGCTTTATCAAAGGGCCGCCCGCCGCAGGGGCAGGAAATGCCTACCGGTCGTAAGTGTACCCGCGCCTTAATAGTCCCCCGATACGGTCAGGGGCGGCGCGGTTAAAAAAAAGAAAAATGAAGATCTATATAATAAAAATATGTACCATGATAAGTTCTCTGCTAACGAGGATGCTCGTAACTTTTGACTACGAGGACCTGCGGACCCTTTTTCAAAGCATTGCTCCCTCCTGTAAGTACAGCCTGACAAGACCGCTGCTCGTGGTGAGCCTGACGTTCCCCGGTCTTTCGGGGCTGGCCTCACTCGTTCCGGATATCCCGCTGGCGCTCGGTATCCAGACAGCTGCCCTGATCATGATGCTGATGGCCTTTGTGGTAGAGTTGTTGAGCGGTATAGCAGCATCCAGAATAAAAAAGGAACGTTTCAGCAGTTTTCGCCTCTCCCGGTTTTCATTCAAGGTTTTTATATACCTGGTGCTCATCGCGGTCCCGTACCACTGGTCGCAGAATTACGCGGCTAAGGGGGAGGCGGTCATGGCGGAATGCTTTGACTGGCTGCAGAACTTCCTGATCATCCATATCGCGCAGGAAAACATGGTTTCCATACTGGAAAACCTGGCAGTAATTGAAGGCAAGGAAAAGTCAGCCTGGATCGAATCAATCAAAACTAAAATAACATCATTATGGCGATAAATAAACACACGCTCAGTGAACGCGGATTAAATATAATAAAGTCGTTCGAGGGGCTGAAATTAACCGCGTATCAGGACGAGGCGGGTAAATGGACGATAGGTTATGGGTGTACTTACTATGCAAACGGCAAGGGGATACAACCGGCGGACCGGCTGCCCAACAAGGAATGCGCTGCGGATCTGCTTTCAGCGGTTTTAAAAGACTTTGAGCGGACGGTTAACAGGGTGGTGAGTGTGCCCGTCAACCAGAATCAGTACGACGCGCTGGTCAGCTTTCATTACAATACCGGCAGCCTGCCCTCAAGTACCCTGCTCAAAAAGCTGAACAAGGAAGATTATACTGGTGCCGCGGCGCAGTTCCTGGTCTGGAACAAGGTAACCGATCCCGGAACGGGAAAGAAAAAAGTCAGCGAAGCGCTGGTTAAAAGACGTGAAAAAGAAACGAAACTGTTTAACACCCCTGCCTGAATAAATGAACAATATTTTAAGAGTTATAGGCGGTCTTTTTGCAGGCCTTTTGCAAAAACTGACCGGGCTCACGGCGCTCAGGGTACGCCTGCCCGAAGGCATAGCGATCAGTAACCAGCAAATCGATTACTGTATCACCGTGGTGAATAATATCAAGAAGGCCCTGAACGGTGACCTGACAGCCGGACGGGCCTCGCTGCTCGCCGGCCCCGCCGATGAGCGTATGAGGAAGATGATTGAAGAAGCATTGCCAGGCATATTATCGGGGCTCACTTTTTCGGCCGGTAACCAGCCAGCCGGTCATGGTGATCTGCTCAGCGGACCGCTTGATAAAATAAAATCCGCCGCTGATGCGGATAAGGACCATCTGTACCATGCGCTGGCCGCCAGGCTGATGACGGTCGTTGGCGAAGGCCGTTTAAGCTGGAGCGAGGCGGTGAGTATACTTGAAATCTATTTTAAGCAAATATTCAATAAACAATAAACCATATAAAATGAAAATCGAAAAGAACCAAGCGTTCATCAAGGCCCTCAGTGATGCCGGGGTCACGCAAGCTTCGCTCGAAGTACTGTTTGCGACCCGCCCTGAACAGGAAAGCGTCTTTGTGACCTCAGGCGGACTGGCCTTTTTCTCTGAAAGCCCCGCCGGTAGTCATTCGCAAAAGCTTGCCTGCGCGGATTTTATTGAAGTTACCCGCGGAGAGACACTATTCGGGGAAGCTTTAGGAAAAGACCAGGCGAAAGCAGCTGCCGGCACAACGAAGAACACTTTAGCGGAGGCTTTTGCCACCGTGGACGATGAGAGAATACCATTTCAAAACAGCCTGATAGAAAAGGCAACCCAATCAATTAAAGGAGATAAAAACTAATGATTCCTGCAGTAAATGTGCAACTGGCCAAGGGCCAGTTAGGCGGTTCTACCGCAACCAACGACAATATAACAGGCGTTTTGCTTACCGGTTCCGGAACTGGAACACTACCGCTGCTTACCCCGGTTAAGCTTGTAAGCTTAGCAGACGCCGAATCCAGGGGCATAACCGAAGAGGCCGAACCGGAGGCCTACCAGTTCGTCCGTGAATTCTACAGTATTGACGGTACACAGGGATGCCCGGTATACCTGATGCTCGCTGCCGCGGCGACAAGCTTAACGACGCTTTGCGATGTTACCGTAGCAACCGGTCTGAAAAAACTGATCGATTTCGGCGGCGGAGACATCCGTGTAGCCGCCGTTGCACGCACCCCGGTTACCGGATATACGCCCACTGTATCCAAGTTTATCGACAGCGACGTGATTGCCGCGGTTCCGAACGCGAAAGCTTTCGCCCTGGCAATGTTTGCCGCACACAAACCGTTGCGTATCCTGCTTGCAGCCCGCGTTAACGATGTGACAAGCAGCACGATTGACAATCCAAATGAACTAACTGCCAATAACGTAGGCCTGGTGATCGGCGGAACCGCAGCCAACGGCGTTACGTCTCTGGGCCTTGTGCTTGGCAGAATCGCCGCTACCGCACCGCATGTCAATATCGGCAGGGTAAAAGACGGGGACCTGCCGATTAGTAACTATTTCATCGGAACGCAAAGTATATTGCCTGACCTGGACAATCCCGACCAGGCTTATTTCAGGCAGCTTGACCAGCTGATCGATGCAGGATATATCACGGTCAAAAAGTATGATCAGAAGGGCGGTTTGTTTATCAGCAACGACCCGATGGCCAGTCCTGAAACAGATGACTACAACAGCCTTACTTTTGGCCGTGTGATCGACAAGGCGGCGATCGTTGCCTACCAGACTTATGTTAATGAGATCAATGATGACATCGATCTTGATGACAACGGCCGGATTGAACCGGTTGTGCTGAAGGCACTCGAGGCTTCTATGGTAAATGCACTTAACCTGAATATGGCGGAGAGCATGAGCAGCGACCCGGTTGTTTATATCGATGACACCCAGCAGATCACGCAAACCTCTACCCTGCAGGTTGAAATAGGCATCCGCCGTAAAGGATACAGCAAATTAATCAATATCAAACTGGGTTTCAATAACCCGCAAAACAACAATTAAAGATGGCAAATTATGTAAACAGTCAGGAACTGGAATGGAAACACGCGGACCTCAGTTTTCTTGGTGTAACGATCCGTGGCCTCCGTGGCTTTAAATACAAAAAATCTACCGAAAGCGAGCACCTGTACGCGGCAGGCGACCAGCCGGTCGGTATCCAGAGCGGCAATAAAAAGATCGAGGGCAGCATCAAATTGTTGAAATCAGAGCTTGATCGCCTGAATAAAGCGGCCAGAACCGCGGGTTATGCTGATTTCAGCGAAGTGCCTTACCAGGCGATCGTTGCGACTTTCCATTATAAAGAAGCCTTCGGCCGCGATAAGCAGACAGACATCATTTCCGGCATCAAATTTACGGAATGGGAGAAAGGCATGGAACAGGGCGCCAAGATGATGGAGATCGACTGCCCGTTCATTGCGCTGAGCTTAAAGTCTGAATAACAGTATTTTTAATAAAATAAATTAAAAAAATCGGATCGTGAAAACAAGAGATATAATGCCCCGCAATGCCGGGAATGTTACGCCGGAATTGCTTGCTGCCTGGAAAAAAGATTATCCCGGCGGCGTTTTTGAACTCGTAGTTCATAGCGGCGAATTTGAAACCATTCACAGTGAAGACAGCAAAGTACCCCTCAGGGTGCCTGTTGTTCGCTATAAAGGTTATATGCGCAAGCCGACCAGGGACGAGATGCGCGAACTGACCTCTAAGCAGACCGACCCGGTTACCTACACGGAGATCGTGTTGGATACCCTGTGGCTGGGCGGCGACGAGGAGATCAAAACCGAAGATGAGGTTTTTTACAGCATTATGCCAACCGTTCAGAGCGTACTGGACATCAAGTCATCGGAGCTAAAAAAATTATAGAGGCCGCCCGTGGCGATGTTAGTAGCAACTATCTCGGATTCATTGATACCACGATAGCCTACTACACCACCTATGATCCCTCAACATTATCCGATGAGCGTTGGGCGGAAGTTTATAAACAAATTGAACAATTACGAAAAGAAGAAGCTAAACAATATGGCTAACATTGTCGAATTTACTGTCCAGATACGTGATATTGCTTCCGGCCCGATGCGATCATTGACCAACAACGCGAACTCGGTATTCAATAACATCAGTTCCAGAATCAGCCGCGTCAGTGCTCAGGTACGGCGACTGGATTCGCAGATCCAGGGTTTGACCCGGAGCCGCCAAATCTCGATCGACACCAGTGAGATCAGGAAGGCAAGCCGGCAACTCGCCGCGCTGGAAGCCCAGTGTATCAATCTCTCCAAAACAGAAGATAAAGCGGAAGGCGGCAAAAAAGATAAAAAGGAGAGCAAGGTAAAGGACTGGCTCGATAAAGGCATCGGCAAGATGTTCGAACTGGGGACAGACCTCATTGAAAAGGGAATGTCCAGAGATAGAGAAGGCGATGCTATAGAAATCATGGGCGGTAAAAAGGGAGGTAAGCTAAAGAACGACCTCAATACATTCGCGGACCGCAACGGGATGGGTGATGATGTATTTAAAGACGGCAGGAAGCTGCTGGCTTCCGGAATAGTACCTGAGAATATTATACCGGGGCTAAAAATGCTCGGCGATGTGGCCCTGGGCGATTCAGGGCGAATGAAAGCGCTTACCGATGTGTTCGCTGAAACGGCGAGTACCGGTAAACTGGCTGCCGGCGACCTCCCTAAATTTATCGACGCCGGTTTTAATCCGCTGCTTGAGATGAGCCGGAAAACGGGCCGGACTACCGCCGAACTCAGGGAAGATGTAGATAAAGGCAAGATCAGCTTCCAGGCACTTGCAGAAACGCTGCAATACGCTACGGGCCCGATGGGTACATTTCATAATGGAATGCAGCGTATGGGAGAAAGCCCGGCAGGTAAAATAGCGGCGCTCCGGGAAACAATTCAGTCGTTGGGTGTTTCCATTGGAATGGCGTTGCTGCCCGCCCTTGGCTTTGCTGCTGATCTGCTCAGCCGCTTTGCAGGCAACAAGCCGCTTATGTATGAGATCGCAGCCGGGATCGGAGCGATGGCAATTGCCTGGGGCTTATATTCTGCCTGGACACAGCGCGCGGTAATATGGCAGGCCATACTCGATGGATTGATGCTTTGGCCTATCGTGCTCGTGGGAGTACTGGTAGGCGGGCTCGTATGGCTAATCAGCAATCTGGAAGGTGTAGGGAAAACATTTACATCTATCTGGCAGATCATCAAAAGCGGTTTTGGTTTAGCCAAGGTGCTTTTTAGAGAATCATTCCAGGAATGGGTTTATACATTCGATTTTCTCTATCTTAAAGCCAAAAGTATCTTCCAGTATATCGGCCAGCTGATCAGCAACACCGCCCGGGCTATTGACCTGGCTCTAAAGCGAGACTTTTCGGGCGCAAAAAGTGTACTCACCGCTCACATCAGTACAGATGCAGACAAAGAGATCAGTGCGCTGAACAGGAAACGTGCAGCCCAGTTGGCCGAAAACAGCAGGGAGTTCGCCGGGCATTTGCAATCTGTAAAGGCCGGTTGGAACGGGATAGGTATTAAATGGAATAAACGTAAAAACGAAAACGGCAGTTCCCCGTCCGAAAAGTGGATACCCACAGGAGTAACAACGCACGCTGCGTTAGGATCGGCAGGAACTGTTCCTGCAACGGTCGGCGAGACTGCCAAGGGAATCGGCGGCGGCGGGCAACGGAACCAGGTCATCAATATCGCCAAGCTTGGCGTGGATCAGATCAGCCTGCATGCTGCCAGCGTTACGGAAGGCGCAGCCGAGATCCGGGCCATATTCATCGAAATGTTTAACCAGGTAATTAACAGCGGTAATGCCGCAGTAAACCCCAACTAATGTTAACAATAAACCAATCAGATACTGTCTTTGACATCGCAGCCATTTTCAGGCAGTTGTACGGCTATAAGCCTGCCCAGATCCCGGAGTTGCCGTCTGCAGCGGCAGAGCGTTCCTATAATTTCAGCCCGCGTGCGCCAATGCTGACGAACCCTTATGGTAATTCCTATTACAGCGGCGAAGATACAATAGGGCGCGAGGTATTCTGCCCGCTGACCATTATGGTCGGCCAGATTGAATATTTTTTCCCCTATACCGTCATCGGCTTTGAACGCGAAAAAATGATCAAGGAAACAGAAATGTCGGAGGCCGGAGGAACGGCCAAGCAGATCATCAGCATGAAGGACTGGAGCATCTCGGTCAAAGGTTTCGTGATCGGATATCAGGAACAATTACCCGGTGACGAGCTGCAGGCGCTCAAATATGTGTTTCAGAGCAAAGAGGAGGTTCGGTTGAAATCAGCTTATTCAGACCTTTTTCTTTCCGCAGATGATCGCGTGCTGATCTACAAGCTGTCCATTCCTGAAAAACCAAGGGTGATAGGCGTCCGTGACTTCGCAATGGAAATGAAAAGCGACAGCATTTTAAAATTAACGATCGATTCAAATTCAAAGTAATGGCTTTTGTACTGAACAGCATTATCAACATAGGCAATTACAGCTTTGCCGGTGGCGTCAACGACCTGGTGATCAAAAAGAACATTCATACGATCGTCGACAGCGCAGTTCTCAAAATACCCGGTGCCGTCCGGATCGTCAGGGAGATCCCTGCCATCAGGGACGCACTTGGTTTCGCGGGGTTGGGAGAACCGGGCAGTGCCGCTAACCGTCGGGCTGAAAGTATCGATATAGCCAAACTATTCAGGGAGGGTGACCCGGTCAGCATCGACCTTGGATACAACGGTGTGCTGCAGAACGAGTTCCGGGGCTTTGTCAGACGGGTCAATATTACCACGCCGGTCAGCATTGAAATGGAAGGCTATGCATGGCAGCTCCGCAACAGGAACATACTGGCCAGCTGGAAGAAAACCACGCTACGCGAGGTTCTGGGGCAGGTTATAGCAGGGACAGATATCGTTTTAAGCCCGGACATACCGGACATGCCGCTGATCAATTACCGGATACCGAACAGGAACGGGCTCCAGGTGCTGGAGTCCCTGAAGGATCAAATGTTCCTGACGGTTTATTTTGATGATAACGTTCTGTATGCCGGCACGGAGGAAACCAGGACAACAGTGACCGGGGGTATTACTGAAAGCATGACCAACCTGGAACAGGTGACTTATAAGATAGGCTATAATTGTGCCTCCGATCAGCCAGACCTGAAGATCAGATCAGCTAAGGAAACCAAGGTACTGGTCAGGATAAAACAGCATAGCCGGACCGGCGCTGTCACCACTTATGAGGCTGGAGATCCGGGAGGTGCAGTAGAGGAACGCAATATCCCGTTTACCGGCCACCCGGACAGCCTGGCCTCCCTCGCGAAAAACGGACTTAAGCAACTGAAATATGATGGTTATGAAGGTTCGCTTTCGGGCTTGCTCGAACCCTTTTGCAAACCCGGCTGGAAGGCAGTCATTTTTGATGCCCGGTATGACGGTGGCCGGGCTGGTACCTACTTTATAGAGGGTACCGAGGTTGGTTTCGGGGTTAACGGGGGAGAGCGAAAGGTCCAACTAACCTACCGTTTGTCGGAAAGTTCAACTAACACGGAGGTCAAATGAATGAATTAAATAAACTAAGAAGGTCGTTTGTAAAGCTCGCCCATGCAGGCGGCCCGGTGAGTTTTCATGATGCTGTTGTCGTTGCAGTGGATCAGGACGCTTTTACCTGTGACGTACTGCTGGATGAGGCAGAGGTCTACGGCGTGCGGCTGAGAGCGGTGATGAGTGACAGGAAAAGTATTGATGTGTTGCCGGTCGCGGGCTCTCCGGTAGTGATCGGGAAGCTGGCAGATGATGATTATATCGTGATCGCCTGCGATCAGATCGCCATGTACCGGATAACGACCGGGAACACAGTTCTGCGGGTCGACCCTGAAGGTTTATTGGTCAGTAAGGGCGGAGATACCCTGGGGAAGATCCTGAATGACCTGGTCCGCGGCGTATTAAGTATCGCTGCTCCGAAGGACGTGCCCGCTATAACCGAATTGATTGAACGCATAAATGATCTTTTACCATGAGCCTGGATACACAAGATTTTAAAGCGGGCCTGAAAGAGGTCTATACCCGGACCTATGAGGCATCCGGGGACAGAGATGCGGCGCTGGACGCTTTTATCGATGCTTTTGCAGATAGGTTGGAAGCATATATCAGGACAGCCGACATCATATACAACAATGGTTTGACAGCCGGGAGCAACCCGGTAACAGGAACTTTTAACGGGCATTTACAATGATTGATTACCTGATGGATGACAATGACGATCTGCTGATCGTAAACGGCGACTTCGTTCGCGGTGAAAGTAACCAGCAGCAGCAGCGGAAGCTGTTGCTGGCTGAAAAGGGAGAATACCGGCAGGCGCCGCTGGCTACGGTTGGTACGTTCCAGTTTTTGAATGATGAAGGAAGTATCGCCGGTGAGGATTTGCTGCGTGAGATTAGGCTTCGCTTCAGTCAGGACGGCGTGGCGATCCAGGGCATGGGATTTGAAAACGGCTTTTTAAATATCAGAGGAGACTATGTCAAATAATAAGATAATTAAGGCAGGCCAGGCACTGGCCGATATCGCCACGCAGTACACGGGGACAGCGGAAAACGTGTTTGCGCTTGCTGCCCTGAACAGAATTGGGATAACGGATGCGCTGAAGCCAGGGGCAACGATAGATGCGGGTAGGGTAAGCGTATTTGAAGTAGCCAGCTACTTCGCGACCTACGGCATCAGCCCCGCTTCGTCGGTCGCTGATGTACAGGTGCTTGCCCCCGCCGGGATAGAGTATTGGATAATTGAATACGATTTTATAGTAAGTTAATATGGCACAAACAATAGAATACTGGAACGGCCAGATCATCAGCAAGGTAAACAGCGATGAAACACTGGCGGCACTGGACCACACCAGCGCGGTGGCTGATTTTAAATTATGGGCTTATATTGTGGCCTTCGTAGCATGGACGGTCGACGTACTTTTTGACCTGCGCGCTGCCGAGATCACCGACACGCTGGCCGCCAAAAAACCGCATACGCTGAACTGGTATCGGGAACTGGCGCTGCGCTTTCAATACGGGCAGATGCTCCTGCAGGATACTGATCAGTACCTGAACAGCGGCCTCAGCGATACGCAGATAGCAGCCCAGAAAATTATCAGCCAGGCGGCGGTTACAGAAAATACCGATGGCTCCGTCAGGATGAAAGTAGTGAAACAGGCAGGAGGCGACTACGGGCAGCTTTCCGATGACGAAAAGCTCGCGTTCAGTGCCTACGTCTTTGATACCAAGGATGCCGGGGTACGTGTTCACGTGGATAGCCTGCCTCCCGATGATCTTAAACTGGTACTGGATGTTTACTATGATCCGCTGGTACTCGACGGCGCAGGAGCCCGCATCGACGGAAACGGAGACACTCCGGTCATCGACGCGGTTAACGCTTACCTGCAAAACCTGCGGTTCAACGGAGAATTTGCCAAGACGCGGCTGATGGACCAGCTGCAGGCCGTGGAAGGCGTCGAGCTGGTGGGGATTTTAAGCGCGCAGTCGCGATATGGTATCCGTCCCTTTTCCGAGATCCAGGAGCGGCTCATACCGGATGCCGGTTACCTGAGGGTTATAGAGGATGGTTTCACCATAAATTATTACCCGTATGCCTGATTATGATAAGCTTTTCAATATCGGCTATGACAGGCTGATCATGGAATCCATACCCGGTTTCAAACGAAAACCGGTGCTATTCGCCTGGCTGCGCGCACTGTGCAGCCCCTTTGTACTGCTTTACAACCGGTTGATGGTACGCCGGGCGGCAGATCTGTACAACCTCATGCATGATGGCAGGGTCTTCAGCCTCCGGGCGGTGATGAACGACCGTTTTGATACCACTGGGCGGCGTATCTCCATAGCTGACGCTTTCGCCTTTGACCGGACCTTTATTTTCCGGACTGATGAAAACAAACCTTTGTTTGCCGGTACAATAGCGCTTCATAACCCCGGGGATTACGGCGATACGGGTGTAGACTTTATCGTCAACGTGCCCTCCGCGGTCCCGCTCAGTGCGCAGGACCTGGTAGAAATGAACGCCCTGGTGAGGTACTACAAACTGGCAGGAAAACGATTTTTAATATACAGAACGATATGAACAGATATGATTTTACACAGCCTGGCGGTTTCCCGTTTGACCAGGGTGTTCTTCAATTCATGCAGGATTGCATCAATACCGCGGCTTCGGCTGCAAACCTTTCGGGACCAATGTCGATCTTATCCGGCTGCGTGGCCAGCGGCGGGTCGGTCAGTAACGGCGTAGTGGTCATTAACGGAGAGATCCTGCCTTTTACGGGCGGTGTCGCACAGGCCAAAGTCATCATTATGGAAGAAGCTACCTCGCTGACTTTCGAGGATAATGTCTCCCGGACGGTAAAGTATGTCCGTACAGCTAAATTCGGCGATAACGGTGTAAGCAGTTATCTATGGGCGAATTTTAAAAGAAATACGGCAGAAGGCGTGCTGGCCCGCCTTGATCGCTTAGAGGGGCTGCTAAGGCCATTTGCTGGCCCCGGAGGTATGGTTTGGTGGAAGGGGTCGATTGAAAATATTCCGGCTGGTTGGCAAGAGGTTGTTGATTGGCGGGGTAAATTGCCGATGCATTGGGATCCGGCCGATGCTGACTTTGACACAGTGGGAAAAATTGGCGGTGCAAAAGATGTAACCATGACGCTGGATAATTTAATAAAGCACACTCACCCTACTAATCGACCGCGTACCGATCATATCGGTGATCAGTATGAAGGCAATTCTTTGAAGAGCGACGATGATCGCGGCTTATATTCGGGAGATGTTATTGCTACTGGCCCTGCCGGAAGTGAAACGCCTACTCCAATGAAAACCATTAACCCCTACGTAACAGGCATGTGGATTGAGCCGATTCTCGGCTTTTTTGACTAAAAAAATTATAATACCATTATAAAGATGACAAGAGCACAATTAAAAGCATTTTTTACGAGAGGCGCAAAGCCTACCGCCGGGCAATTCGCTTCGTGGATTGATTCGTTTTGGCACAAAGATGACGATACTCTGCCTATTAGTAAGATTGGTGGCTTGTCTACCACGCTGGCCGGGAAAGCTGCAAACGAAGATTTACAAAATGAGGCTACCACTCGCGCAAGCGCCGATGAGGATTTGCAAATGCAAATTGATGAACTGACAGAAAGCGGCGGCATAGGATATACAGCCGAAGATGTGGCTAATAAAAATATAGCAAATGGATACGCCGGGTTAGATGAAACTGGTAAAGTTTCGGCAAGCCAGTTACCCAGCTACGTAGATGATGTGCTGGAGTTTGCCAATTTCGTAGCATTACCCGCACCGGGCGAAGCTGGTAAAATTTACATTACCACGGATAATAATAATGAATACCGCTGGAGCGGTTCAACCTATATTCAAATCGTTGCATCACCGGGTACTACTGATGCCGTGCCCGAAGGTGCAACAAACAAGTACTTTACCAATTCAAGAGTTTTAAACTCCATTTTAACAGGTATCGGCTTTGGCACATCAACAGCCGTAGCCGCTACCGATAGCATATTACAGGCGTTTGGAAAATTGCAGGCTCAAATAACGGCTCTGTTTAAAATTCCGACTGGAGGTACAGCCGGGCAAATACTCGCAAAAAACAGTAACGCCGATGGTGATTTGCATTGGATAAATGCACCTGTAGACGGCGCACAAGGCCCGGCAGGTGTTGGAGTGCCAACCGGCGGTACTGCTGGTCAAATACTGGCGAAAAACACTAATGCGGATGGTGATACACATTGGATAAACGCGCCATCTGGAGGCAGCGGCGGTTCGTCCGAACCTTCCGGCCAAATTAAATCATTTAGGGTTGATTACGGCGCTGTGGGCGATGGCGTAACCGATGATACAGCGGCGGTTGCAAATGCTTTAGCTGCCAATAAGAGGATATTTGACAAGGGTGATTTCTTGGTCACTGCTTTTGATAATACAAACGGGGTAACTATAGACGGCGATGTCAGGATTTTAAAGCAAACCACATACCTTAAACAGCAGATAAATAGCTATGCTGATAAATACCAAAGGGTATTCGGTGAAGAGTATTTATCATCATTTCACAAAAAGCTATTAGCTAAATCAGCTGTTAAGGTAATTCTTTCAGGAGATAGTACAACTGCGGGAACTGGCGCAAGCTCAAACACATATCACCCGGATATACTTCTTAATCAGATAACTTTAAATAATCGGATTAACAACGTAACTTATGTTAACAGCGGTATAGGAGGCCAAGGTACTCCTTATTGGTTATCGACTTCTTTATCGGCAGATTTGGCTCAAAATCCTGATGTGTATATTTTACGTTGGGGAATAAATGATAGTTGGGCCGGTGGCACTCCCGAAGCTAATGCTACTGCTTTTTTAAGCCGCTTGGATACTGGACTATCTACCATAAGGAGCACAACGGGGTTTGATTATCGGCATTTAGCTATTATTATCCAATCGCAAAATCCAACGACAGATGATTCTAATGGGCATCAGGGACAGATTTTTAATGAGCTTGTTAATAGTGGCTTAAGAGCATTAGCCAGAAAATACCAATGTGTTTATCAAGACATTTACGGCACTTTTCAGGATAGTGTACACGGGCAGGATTACTTAACAGCCATAAATGTATCATTACCCAACGAATTAGTTCACCCGCAAGACCCTCTATATGTAGCAATGGCCAATAAGACATTTGATGTTTTATTCCCTGAATACTTCAGAGGCGATGGTGTTGTTGATGCCGGGCAATCTGGGCGTTTGTTTTCAGCGTTACCGTCTGCGTATAGCAAAGGTATTACACACGAATATGTCGAATCGTCTAACGGGTGGCCTATCAACGGATTTCTCATAACTCATCACCTTAGTAATGACATGTATAGGCAAGAATTGGCGTCTTTCGATGCAACCAATAACGGTAAGCTTTACGTTCGTGTCGGATGGTCAGTATCGGGTTGGCAATCTTTCTACATTTTATCACCTGTTCCAACAGCCCTTGTTTATGACGGTACTCCGAGTGGTATAACACTTTCTAAACTTCCTACTGCGTTTCCAACGGGGATATGTACTGATTATGTTTCTTCCTCTGATGGGTGGCCTATCAATGGAATGCTGATAACTCATAAAGCGAGTATCGGTACCGTTAAACAAACGTTGTCTTCTTATGACACCGCGACAAATGAATACGTAAGGGTAGGATGGTCATCGTGGCAGGCATGGAAACAAGTAAACTTAACATAACAGAACAACAAAGCCCCTAATTATTAGGGGATTTGTTGTTTAAAATGGGTTTCATTTTTGGCATAAGATGAGCGCAGCCAGCAAAGTGCATAAATGTTGATAAATCATAGATGCTTTTTAATGCACTTTGTTCAGTTTCATCAATTCGTATGGTTTCCTTTTTAGTTAGCTTCCTTGCAATCTTATCGTATAGAGATTCTAAGGCAGATACCTTTTTGTTAAATAAGAATGGATAAAATGCGGCAAGGATATTTATAACGCAAAAATTAAAATTTGATGGTAACCAGTTAACCATGCCGTCTTTAACAAGTTCAAAGGACATTGCAGGGTTCTCAAAATTCCACTCTCCTCCATGGGTATCTTCATAGTTGTTGTATATACTTTCAAACTTATCTCTGTGATAAGCAGGAGAGCAAACAAAAATACCAGCTTGCAAAACTTGATTTAGTTGATTATTTGGCAAGCCTCTATTGATATAATAAGCACTGGGTGTTTTGTTATCAATAAATTTTACGTTGTTTTTTTTCCAGTCATCATATAGGCGCTGTAATGAAATGTCAAATATTTCTTTTGTTGGTATTGTGTATTGGTCAACTCCTCCAACCATGTTTAAAGGTACATTTGTGGTAATATCTTGTGCGTTAGAATTATTAATTATCACATCGCAATCAACCCAAACTATTTGGTCATAATTTTTTGACCATGGTTGTGATAAAATGAGAAGTTTTTGCCATGATGGTGACCGTTTGTTTGCTCTTTCAGATTTGTCGAGAGGTTCGTTTATGACAATAAGTTTAAAATTGAACATGTCGCAATACTGCTGCCAGTTCTCCCGACAATATTTTTCAAATAATGTCTCGTGCTTTTGGCCTATCGCCAAAGTGACAATTGCTTTTTTCATATTTGGTTATAAGTGGCTAAATTATAGTTTTATCGATAATTAAATATTGCAGTTTTCGATTATTGAATAATAGCCATTTCTATTTATGATTAAGTGATCTAATACACCTATATCAATTAGGCGCGCTGCGTTCATTAGGCGTTTAGTACCCTCGTAATCTTCAAGCGATGGCTGAAGCTCTCCAGAAGGGTGATTGTGTGCTATAATGATACTTGTAGCCATGCAACTCAATGCGCATGAGAGGTGCGTAAACACTGGAAGCTCAAACGCAACTACGTTCGATATTAAGTTTACACTCTCCATGAAATAACTTCGTTTCGCCCATTTAAGAAAAGTGTATTTTACGCGCGGCAGGCTGATAAGCTTTTCAATGTTATTTTCCCGCCAATTTTTCGACCAGTCTTAAACAATAATTTTGTGCCTGGGAATGTATTCACAGCTACTCAATCACCATCCGATTATCCCTTGGGGTTGAGCCAATTCGAGGCGAGCTCAACATTTCCGGTTCAGGGGCAAGTAATCACATTCAGGTCAACAAACACCATTTCAACAGGTTTTTCAAGTGATCAGAACCTTAAAGGGTTTAGTGTTACTCCGATGAATTCAAGCGCGCAAGCAGCAATTATAGCCAGTATATCTGTGATCAGCGGGGTTAATATTAGATTAAGCTATGATTCCTCGGCTCCGGCAGTAATAGGATCTACTTTCGCTTGGACTGCATTTCTTTGATCGTTAATGGTTGTTTCAGATGGTTCTGTCCAGCTACACGATTGGTCCCAACCCGTTGAGGGGCCTTCGTCAAGCGCAATCATTTTTTTGCCACACCATTGGCAAGTACGTTCATTTGGTTTGTATATCCAGTAATGAATATTATGCTTACAAATAAGATTTTTAATATACAATAACAT